GCTTACCCTAGTTTCTAGTAATTTCTAAATCGCCTAAATTAGTTTTTTCTGTAATGGGAGTTTCTGAATAATTGTAATCTATAACTTCAACATCTTCATGTCGTTCAAGTTCATATAGAGCATTTAAGAGTCTTGGTTTGTCAGGTGCAGTATCTACAAATCTAAAACAAACAAAATGATTATACTGCTTCCATCTTGATGAAACTTCAAATTCTACATCTACAATAATTGCATCTATGTCCATCAGATCATATTAGCGATTTTTAGATTTTATGAAATGCTATTTTTTAGCAGTAAATTTCTTGACAGTATTTACACCAAAAGATGCACCAACTATTGTAAGAATTATTATCCAAAAGTAATCACTAGCATATTCTAGTATTTCCCAACCTCTTAGCATAGTGTCTTGGAATTGTGGGATAAAATGAAATACAAATATTAAACTAAATACAACAACTAACCATTCATCTTTAAAACTATTTTCTTGTTGTCTTATTTGTTCTACTGATACTGTTTTAACAGCTTCTATTTCTTTGGCTTTTATAATTTTATCTTTTTCTAATTTATGCTGAATAGCACCAATAGTTTTATTAGCGATTATCTTTGTTAGTGGATTTGATAATAGTTTAAGCCAGATCATAAATAAGTGTTAGCAGTTAAAATAATTAATGTTGACCAATATACCACAAGAAAAGAATAAATTAAATATAGGAATTTCATTGACTCCTAATATTCCTTATTTTTTATTTTTCAATAATTCTTTTGCTAATTCGCAATAATGGATAATCTTATTCCACTTCTCGGTAGGGTCTTCTCCATCTTTATTTCGGAGTGCGTATTTTATTATATTGCCCTGTATAAAATCAAGATTATTTTTAACTATAAACTCGATAGGCTGTATCTTATACTCCTTATAGTGATTACCACCTATTTGCTTATCAATGGCTCTCTGTGTGGCTGTATGGGGCTTTAAACTAGACGATTTTGCCAATCCAATCCCCTTTTCTGTCTAAAACCATAGGAAGTAGTCTTGGAATACCATTTATGATAATTCCACATCCTATAATAAATCTAGTTCTAAAGTTCTTAGCATAATTAAATGCCATAGATTTTTGATCTATTAAACAACCTACATTCATTCCAAAAAATAGATTATCAGGATTAGCCCACCAAGATATTACAAACTTTGTATGATAATGTCCTTGTACTGCTGACATACCCATAGTTTGAGAAACTTTTAATATATCTGCCGATCTACCATGTGTAAAAAAACATCTTTGACCATTAGACATTGTAAGTGTTAAATCATCTACCCATTTCCATTTCTTAGTTTCTAAGAAATCTCCATAATCTTTTAAATAGGCTCTAGGCAATCCATGTTTTAATGCTCGTCTATAAATCATAGATGAGTGGTTAGAATCTACTTCTATAAGTTTAGGAAATACACTCTCTAATTCTTTTACATATTCTTTTGCTTTATCTAATTCCATTCCAGCAGAATAAAGTTCTGGCGAGGAATCGTGAAAACTGAGTGCGTGTTGGTCTAATAAATCTCCGATTGAAATAGTAGTGTCAGGCTTAAATTCTTTTTTGATTTCTTTTAAAAATTTAATTGAGTCTTTGTGTTGATATGGCAAGTGCATATCACTTATGACCAAAATTCTTTTATGATTCATACAAGTATGTGTTGTATATTATTTAGATAAAAAGTAAAGAGCCTGAGAGATAAACAACAAAGCTATCGCACCCACTCCACCAATAATCCAAAATAAAAGTTTATCAAATTTATCGTTAATTTTTTCTACATCTTTATGTAAGTGAAAAATATGATTTGATTTCAAATTTGAAATTGATTTTTTTAGACCCTCTATATGACCATAGATACTTATTAAATGTTCAGAAGTATTTTTTGGTCTCTTAGCCATTAGTCTACTGCACTAATATTAATTTCGCCACTTCCACCACCATGATGAAGAAAAGCTATTTTTTCTCCTGACTTAAATGCAAAAATTTCTACATGATCTGCTGGTAATAAAATATCTTCTTCTGTTGCAGTTGGATTAGCACCAAATTTAACATGACAATGAGTTGTTGTTGCAATTCTAACTAAACCACTTCCTGTTATAATAGCACTAGATTGTGCTGATGCACTACCAACATCATGTGTTTCTGGTGTAAAATCTGGGTCTATTCTTGTATAATTTGAGATCATATTACTTTAATATCAGATATTATCTAAATTTCAATAAAGTTAAGTTTGCCCTCATCATGCCATCTTTTAATCCAATATTCGTCTTTTTCCATTTCATGTGATGGATAAGCAAATTTATTAGATACTTGATGTACTTCTCTTGTGTATTTATTACAAGTTTCAAAAAAATTATAACCTGTAACATGAAGATCACATTTAATATTATTTAATATCCAATACACAGAAATTAATCCTGTTGTTGGTCTATGATAATCTAGTTCTTGTTGCATTTTAGTAAATTCTTCTAAATTCCATAACCATGCGTAAGGTTTATAACAATGTGGCATTCTAATTAATCTTTTTGCACCTTTTTCTGCATTTAATCTTATTATATTTTTAAATTCAGGATAACGACCATATCTGTTAAACAAAAATTCATGTGCTTGATAAACTAAATTATTAATCCAAACATCACAGGGTTTATCTAATATTCCTAAATTCATTCTAACAATACAATCGTATTCTGAATAGTTAGGTTCAGTTTTTAAATCTGCGTTTCCAATAAGTAGTATTTTTTTATTTGATAGATATTCAAATGGGTCGAACATTATGAATACATTACAGTATATCTAGTATAATCTTTTAATTTATCGTTCCACCATTCCTCCGGTTTAACAGTTGCGTGTGCGTTCATTCCATTAGGTAATATTTCTCTAGCTTCTCTTGTGCAAATAGTTAAGAAAACCCATTGGTCAGAATAGTTAAATATATCTTTTAAAACTTCATCAACATTATCTTCTGGGATATGTTCTAATACATCTGTTGAAATGACTAAATCAAATCTAGTATCAGGCTTTGTACTAAATTCTGGTACTGCTGGGTCATATTTAGATGCGTTCCAATGTTTAGGATGGTTTTGTGCTTTACCACATCCGTAATCTAGAATCGTTTTAATCTGTTTTGATTTTATTATCTCGTTTATGATTGGAATGTATTTAACGACAGTTGTGCCTCGCCATTTTCTATCGTTTTGATGAACAAGTTTAGCTTGTTCAATGTAAGTATCGTATAGGCTCATTTTTTCTTTTTTCTTCTTAAATCTGTATCATGTTTTCTTGAGCCTCTAACAAATGAATTAACTCTAGCCATAGCCCAAGCTGACATAGGAACTTTTGGTCTTGAACCTGAACCTAGCCAAGCACCTTGTCCTCTACGATATACTTTTGTAAGTTGGCTAAATGTTACACCTTTTTTAGCTTTAGCTTTTCTTCTTAATGTTGCTCTTACACTAGCTGATAAAGGTTTTCTTCTAACTGCCATTATTTAACTCTTGATTTAAAAAGGGATAAAGGAATTTTTACCCCTTTTTTATATAAACTCGACATTCGTTTTAAAAGACTTGCTCTTGAAGATCGTTTAGCACCTTTAAGACCTGATAAATACTTTTTAGGTATTTTAGTCTTTTTATCTTTTGGAACTCGTCTTTTCTTTGCCATTACTTTTTCTTTTTAGCTTTTTTCTTTTTTTTCTTCATTGGTGGTCTTCCTCTTTTAGACCCATAAGTTCCTTTTCCCATTGGCATAATAAACTCCTATTAGTTAGTTATTTTTCCACCCGACCACTTTGCATCAGGTAATCCATTTGTATATGATTTTCCATCAAATGTTAATACTTGTTTTCTATTACTACCATCTTTGTATGAAACATGAATCCAACCACTATTTTGTTCTCCTGTGTAGTACTCTAAAATTAGTTGGTCAAAATCTACATTGTTTTGAATCCATAATGCGACTTCTAAATTAGAAACACCCATAATCTCCATATCACAAGCCTCGCCAAGACAATGCTGTGATGTTGCTTTTGAGCCTATCGCCTCTGATAGTTCTGGGCTACGATAACCAGATGTTATTGTGATTGGTTTTTCAAACTTTGCTCTAACAGGCTCTAATACTTCATAACAAAGATCGCCTAAGTTTTTAATCTCTCCAGCACCAGCTTTGTTTTTGATACCTTTTCTTGTAGCTGTTTGGCTTTTTTCAAATTCTTCTAAAGTAAAATGTTTAGAAAGTTGCATTAAACCTCTTATGGTTTAGTTGGAAATACTATAGCATCTACATCACTAGCAGTATCATCATCAGCTACAGTACTCGGTAAATCTCTTAAATCTTGTCTATAAGTTTTCATAGCAGTTGAAATAGTATTACCTTTTTCTAATTCTTTTAATATTTCCCAATCAGATTGTTTTAATAGATTATCTCTTTTTTGTCTTAGATTTGCAATAGCTCTATCTTTAGCGCCATTGTTCCAAGCAGTTTCTTCAGCTTGTCTTTGTGCGATTTCTTCTTGCGTTAAAGGGATTTGAACTCCGTCTACTAATTTATGTGGTGTTGTCATAATAATTTCCTTTTATATTAATTAACTCCGAAAAGCAATATGTCTCCAGAATCTATATTGCCTCCACCAGCATCCA